GGGATATAATGTGTCTAATTCCGACTATAGGATCACTGGGCAATCACAGTATGTTCCTTTGGTTACATATAATAACACATTATTTAATACTAATAATCCATTTGAAGATGTGGGATTTTATCCAACACAAGCTCAGAAGAATGAGACTGTTAATTTATTGTATAAAGGAGAGCAGATTAAAGTCAATTCTGAAATCTGTCCATACTTTCTCGAGATTCTTTATTTGAATAAAACAAGTGTCATGTTAGGCAAGAAAACTGTGTTGACGTTTATTGACCAGTTGAATCGTGAAATTTTGAACAAATACAAAGGAATTTGTATGATTAATCAAGATGGTGGCTACTCAGAGCTTGACTCACAAATAATAAACAAGTTGATATTCGACACGTCTTGTTACTTCTACCAAGAGATGAAGGCTCAACAAGAAATCATGAATATGATTAGTGTCGATAATAATATAATACACTCTGTATGAGATTTGGGTCCACCTGATTTCTTTGGTATATCAAAGATATCACGTGGACCTTTTCATATAAAACATTCCAATTGTAAAGTGAGGAAAATCATTGATTTTAATGATTCCAAATGGTTTTCTTCAAGTAATAGACCCAGGGTTTCCGTTTTGGATTTTTCCGATCCGATTCGGTACGAGACTCTTCTTACGTTATGTAGTGACGCTGTGAATGACCAACATAAAATTGGAGGCTTAGCACCAATGTTTCATCATATCGGTGTAATTTATGCTGATAATTCGCTCAACACAGCCCTATCTTTAAATCGGCTCCTCAGTAAAAGGGAATCTGAATATGATTATAACGATAAGCAACGGAATTTTTATAGGACAAGTATCCCATTACGAGAATTGATTAACTCTCTTCGTAAACATATTCGCAATTATTTTCTTCCTGTACTCACTTATACACAGCAAGAACTTATAACTTATTACGCTAATATGCCTCACATTAAAAAGAAACTTAGGTTAATGATGTTAGAGGAATTACATAATATCGGTGTTATTGACTCTCCAGAGAGATTTGTCACGTCGGTTATGTATTTTATGAAGACGGGTGAATGGGCTAAATTTGCTAAGGTCCCTCGTGGTATTTGTGATCTTAAACGAGGTGCACTAATAGTTGGATTTGTGGCCATCATATTGAAAGAGGCTTTAGCAACTTATGAATCGAATATGTTCAAAGTTGTTACTAAATTAAATTTAACAGAACTAAAGGTTGACTTCAAGAACTTATGGACTGAACACAAACAATCTTTTGTGTTATTGTTTTCTGATGATTCATGTGTTGCCGTCAATAACGGGATTTGTAACGTAGTGTACAACATGGATATATCATCCTGCGACGCCAGCCATACCGATGCATTGTTCAAATTCTTTCTGAATACTACTGAATATGATGCACGTAGTATGGCTGGTCGCCTTGTTGAACAATTGCGCAAACCGTTATATCTATCTTCACCTTCCGGTGAAAAACGACGTTGCGATAAAGATACACCCACTTTATTTTCAGGGAGTGTGTTAACCACCTTGATTAATAATTTGGCTAATGTCTTAATATGGTCATCTATTGTGAAAAATAAAGCTTATTCAGAAGCAGATATTATTAAAGCCGCCGCGGATGTCGGGTACATTATCACATTGCAAAAATGTGAAGTCCCCGAAGACATTCAATTTTTGAAACACAGTCCTGTTGTTACCGAAAGAGGTTACCTCCCTGCCATCAATTTAGGGGTATTCTTACGGTCGCTCGGGCAATGTAAAGGTGATTTACCTGGTCGTTCTTCAATTAGTATTGAAGAGCGTGCCAAACGTTTCACACGTGGTTATTACAGTTGTTTCAAAAATGGCGCCAGGCATCCATTACTTGAAAT